GCCTTTTGCTGCTGCGCCACGGGATGCGCCGGGAGTGATTTCAGGTACTTTCAAGCCCGGGCCTGTTTGCGTCGGCGCAATCATTCTTAACCCTTGCGCTGCTTTTCCGATCAGCCAAGCAAACACGCTGACCACCTTGGCGACAACAGCAGCAAGCAATTTCAAAGCAGGAATCAGCAGCGGAACAATGATCTGCATCATCGGCACCGCAAGCGCAAACATCGCCCCTACCAGTTCCACAACCGGGGGCATTAACATCCCGATAACATCCATCAGCGCAGAAAACAGCGGAACAAGCGCATCAATGTATTGAAACAATCCTTGCCCAATGACGGTGGCCAATGAACCCAACCATCCGGCAAGCATTTCAAATTGTGGAGCTAACGCCATCAGCAAACCGGAAATGATCCCGATCACAGGACCAGCGACATTCATGATCGCATCAGCAAGCAACTTGAAGGTTGGCATCAAGGCTTGAACAACCGGAACCAGCGAATCAGCAAACAGCCTGACCACGGGAACCACGGCAGCCATGATAGGAATAAACAACCTTCCCACAACGGCAAACAGGTCATCGAATGCCAATTGAAGTTGTTCAACGATTGCCGGGTTTAATGCTCCTGCGAACTTTTCAGCGACAGAAATGATCCCGCCAAAAGCGTCTGTCAAACCTTCGAAAACAGCGAATGGAGCTTTTGCCAATGTGGAAGTGACTGCAATAAAACTGCCAGAAAGCAAGGCAACGGTTGTTGCCAACTTTCCGAAAGCGTTATTCATCTTCAGGAATTTTTCGCCTAAGCCTACTGCTGATGCAGAAAGTTTGGTCAGCGCATTCGTTCCAACAATCGCACTCTGGGCAAGGTTGGTGAAAGTCTGCGCCAGCTGCATCATTGCTGCGTCACCGGCTGCCATAAATCATCTCCCTTGCTTCTTCTTCGGTCTTGCCGTTTGCCATCCAAAACCGCATGGCTTGCTCACGATCAGATTCACCATCATCCCAAGCGTATGGCAGCGGTAGGGCAATTCCCTTTGGATCACGCTTCCTGAAGTACAATCCTAAAATCTGCCTCGGAGTCAATTCGGCAACTTGATTCATCGTCAGCAAATACGGTTCATCAATTAGCGTTGCCACGATCTGAGGCCAATGTGGAACTATGTCTTCCCCTCCTCCTTCGCTTCGTTTCCCTCCGTCCTCGGCATGGATTCCTGAATCATTTGATCCATGACAACCTTCAAGGATGAAGCTTCGTTCTCCACCAAATACTTGGCCCGAATTTCATCGACATCCAACATCAATGAAACTAGTGCAATCATGCCCGGAATAGATTGCAACGCTCTCTGGCAGTCAGCACCACCAAAGGCGTAACGCCCTGAAATAATATCAGAATTGACAGCTGAAACGGCATCTTGAAACGATTTGCCAAGCGTTTCCCGATGGTCAAGAATTGACTTGAATGCTTTGGATTCAAGCCATTTCTCAAACCGCCCCATGAGCTTCAGGTTCAACGGGGCAACCCGATGCTTGCGCCCGTCCTTGGCCTCGAAAATCAATCCTTCGGATTGGCTGCCAATTGTTTCTGAAATCGTCCGCATCGCCATATCACACCTGCGTTATGTCAAAATCTCCGTTGGAGTCAGCGGAACAAGACCACCTCATGTAGCCTTTGACATTCTGCTCCAACGAAAACTGGGAAATGATTGCCGGAACTGTCACGGTTCCAAATGTACCAAATGCAGCACCGTGCGAAAGAAGAATTCGCACATAGTTGCCCACATGGGGGGTCGATTCTTGATAGGTGCAAATACCTGTCAAGGATATTTTTGCACGGCGCATTCCCCCGAAAGCAACTTGCCCCGGGGTGCCGAATTCCATGTATCGTCGTTTTTGCCCAGCCAAAGAAATCATCGTTGGAATCAATGGTGTCAATCTGGCCTGTTCTATCGGCCAGTCAACTTGGTTTTGATAAATCGAGATGTTGGTTATTTCGACGGTGGGCGCATCGACTTGCAATGAATAAGAATCCGCCTCAAGCTCCAGCGATGTGCCGTAGATGAGGCGGGCATTTCTTCCATAAAGCGCAACTAACGGTGCAGCCATTCATCACCTATCAGACAGCGGTGATGGAGCCGGAAACCTCAAGGGTAGCCTTGTCCTTGACTGCCGTGCTTTTCTTGACGCTGGTCAAAATGATCTTGCGGGTCGCTGCCCCTCCACCACCACCAACATCAAAAGTAATCAGCCCGGTTGCTCCGACAGTCGGCGTTAATCCGGTGTATGGTCCGCTGGTGGACATGGTCCCACCGGTAATGCCACCGATCAAAGCGGTCTCGCCACCCGTAGTAAAATTGGTCACTTCAACCGTTTCAGCGGTATCGTCTAAGCTCCAATTTTCCATCGCATAGATAACGCCACCAATGGTTATGGATGCGTTTTTACCGGCATAATAAGCCATGTCACGGGCCTCCAATGATTGCAATATTGTAGGTCAAAGTAACCGCTCCGGTATTCGTGAGCTTGATGTTTCGAACCGTGCTGCTGACGGTGGCAGCAGTCGGTTGAGTGAACCCAAATCCACCATTGGACGGGATGGTGATGCTCGGAGTTGTTCCACCGAAAAACCATGTCAGCGGATTGGTTGCGCCCGGTTCAACTTTCAAAGCTGCATCAGCAGTTTTCACAACCATCGAATAAACACGGACCATCGAAACCGATTGCCCAAGTTGGTCGGTGAATGAAAACAAATCAATCGTGGTGGACGCTGATGCTGCAAGCGTTCCTTGCGCCACATAGATGCTATTTGCTGCTGACGAACCAACGGTCAGCGAAGCGTTCAGCGAAAGCCCATCCGGGCCTTGCACCGTATCTTGGTAACCGGTGTTGGTTTTCCGCTGCTGCCATGCAGCAGAGATTCCAATATTTGCAAAGTCTAGTGCCATTTATCAAACATCCTCAAGCACATAGACATAAAGATTTCCACCCGGTGTGCTGCTCACGGCAAGCGTTGCACAATCGCCGGTAATGGGGTTGGTAGTCGGGTATCCGTCTTGCCAGATCAAGGGTTTGTTGGCCACAAGCGCAAAGGTGTTGACCGTGCTGCCACCGCTATTCTTAGTGAGAACCGTCATGGCAGCATCAGCCCACATGACGATTGATTTCACCTGACTGGCATCGATCGGAAAGATCACGGAAAACCCGGAAGCAGCAGCAGCGATAACCACTTCAGCAGCAGATGCGCCATCAGCTGTTTGGCTTGAAGTGAAATTCAAATTCGGTCCACCGGAATTGCTGAAAGTAATGCCAATGTTATGCGAAAGTGCCATTATGCGTTCCTCGTTTCAAGACTCAGGAAATTGGCTCGGAAAGTTGTCAGTTCGACCGTTGCTCTGTTCTCTACCTGAATAAATGATCCACCCATGTTTAGGGTTGTATCGTACACGGTTCCAGCACCACCAAGAAGCGGTTGGTAAATCGCATTCCTAATGGTTTGGCGCAGGGCCAAGTAACCTTCTACATTCAGGTCTTGGTTGCGGTCACCGATCAAGTACATCACAACCACAACCGGGTAAATGTAGGTAACATTCTTTTGAAATGTTTCTTGCTCAATGATTTCCCCGTCATCGGTAGGGGCAATCACAACCATCGGAAACGGATCACCAGAAAGCATCACGGGCCGTTTGCGAAGCGCAACAGTCGCATTCGTTGAAACAGCGGTTTCAACCCGTGTTTTCAATGCGCTCAGAATGTCAAAATAAATGCTCATGGTACTGGCAAATCCACTTCTTCAACCGCTGTTCCGGCTTGAGCTTCGCACTCAAGCTGATATTTGTTTCCCCAAACATCAATGTTTACAGCTGAAATAAACCATTTGGTTCCAGAAATGTCAGTAATAAATCCGTTCAATTGAGGAATCAAAGCTGTCCAAATGATTTCCCGAGAAGGATCAATCACCGGCTGTGGTTCTTGATAAACAATAGTATCGTTGCTTGGGTTAGCAAGAATCGCATTAGCCGAACGAAGTGGACCACGCCAAAGGTTCCACACACAAAATGTGCGATAACCAAGCGTACCGTCACCCATATCGCTCAGAACGGTATCAACGCCCTGTTGCAAAGCGTATTGAACCGTTCCGCTTGTTCCATCTGGATTGGTCAGGGTTATGGTTTGCGTGTTGTCGAACGCAACATAATCGCCTGAAATGTCGATGCTGGGCATTGGTCAAACCTCAGTAGATTTGCGCCCGTATTTCGACCGGCCCAAGAATCTGAGATAGTTTGTTCAATTCCTGAACCTGCCTGAGCAGGCTTTCCCGCCATTCGGCACGGGAAACAGACTGGCCCCCAACCGAATAGCTCGGTTGGGGGTTCAGGCTGTCAGCAGTCAACGCACTCATGAGGTTAGTGCGCTGGGTTGCGATTGCAGCAATATCGTCGGCAAGTGCCATTAGGAAACCCTGTAAGCGTGTTCCGTTGCGATAATGCCCATCAGTTCATTGTACGCCTTGATCGCCTCGGCTTGGGATTCTGCCTCAATGCTCATATTGGGCAGCGTTTCCAAACCAACCGTCCAAGTGCGTTTCTCGCTCGGAAGAATCGGCTGAGAATCAGCCGGAACAGCCGGGGCAAGGGATTCCCTTGTGACCGGCTGAACCTCGGCAGAATCAGCGTCTTTGCGCTGCTTAGCCATCACTCAGTACCCGCAACCACGAAGCGAGGATCACGGACACCAGCGACACCCATCCAGCTTGCCTTGACGGCAAGGGCGATGTCTTGGTTGAACTCAAGCGGATTCAGCGGGGGAGCTTCAACCACGGTCAGCGGTTTTGCTTCACGCCAGACGAACGCTTTCTTGAAATCGCCCAGATACACACGGGTGTTGGCGTTGGCCACCGACACACCGCTATCAGTCAGGGCTTTCAGCGCATGAGGGCTAGTCAGGATTTGGTAATCCCGATCCAGCGGGTTCTCGCTGATGTTCTGGATAGGCGCACCGCTGGTGGCGTATCCGGGGTTGTTCCTGCGAACTTCGGTAGCGTTGACGATGGACCGGGCCTGATATTTCAGGGCAGGCATCACCAGCATCTGCTTCGGTTCGATGAGAATCGGGTAGCCTGTGACCGGATCAACCATGTTGACAAACAGCTGCTCAAGGCTGTTGATCGTGGTCCAATCAGTCAGCGAATAGCTGGTGATCTTGTTGACCCACGCACCGGTGGTGAGGTAGGTGTTGTAGCTGGTCCCGTTCCAGCTGTGGTTGTTGGTCACGCCCAGCACCACCTGAAGGATTTTGTATTCCTTCGTGAGCGCAAGGTAGGTGCCAACAGACCGGGCCGAATCCAGAATCTGGGTGGTGAGATCGGAGTAGATCGCCTCCATCGACACGGCGCAGATGCGACCGTGCTTCTCAATACCCGGATAAGTGATGTACTGGCCAGCGAACTGGGTCTGGGGATAGGGTTCGCCTTCCTCCAGCTTTTCGCCAATGTCACGCACATCGGACAGATAAGGCACCTTCTGAGTGCCCAAGTTTCCGTTGGTCACCGGAATGGTGGTAGCCAGCTGGTCGCCGATGAAGCTGGCCAGTTGGTACTTTTCCTTGATCTCGTTTACCAACAACTGCCCGGTGATGGCGGTGAACAACGATGCGGAAACCGCTTCGCTGGACTCCTGAACCCGGCTCAGGCGATTCTCAAGCACCGATTGCCATTGGTGCCCGATGAACGCTTCAGCCATACGGCGCAGCGAAAAATCACCGGCAGAAACCTTCCTCTCGGCAAAGGCTTCCTTGAGGGTGTTGACAGTAGCCTGCACCCCGTTCTGCTCACAAACCTGCTTCAGCTTGTACTCAATCATCTCTCAAAACCTCCTTGTGTTGTGTTATTAGGACTGACGGGCCAGCGGGTTCAGCACGGACAGCACTTGGAACTTCACCCGGGTGATAGAAGTGCCACGCTCGACCACACGGCCAATAGCGGTTGCTTCGGTGGAAACCTTGACAACCTTCTGGTCTTCAAGGGCGTTGCCGGATTGCTTGGCAGGGCCAACAAAGTCGCCAACTTCAAAGGTTGCGCTGGCGCAATCGAACTGGAAAATGCCACCAGCATCGACACGGATCACATTGTCCGTTGCGTTGCCGAAAACCCTTGCGAGGTTGGCATCTTTCTGCTGACCGGACACGCCAAGGAACAGCGCACGGAAATCCGATTGGGTAGTAGCCAAATCGGTGTTCCAAGTGGTATCGCTGGCCTTTACAAGAGTGCCGGAAGACATCCCGCACAGATCGCCCACGGCAACAGCTTTAGCGGTTGCAACGGTCACAATCGTGGGGTTGGTTCCACCGTACTGGTATTGGGAAACAGCCATCTAAATCACCCTACCCTTTCGTGTTAGGAACGAAGTGCTTTAACCAAGGAATCGACCGTCAACTCACCATTGGTCGCAACTGCCGAAACAGGTTGCTCCCCACGGAAGATCACCCGGCGACGGTCTTCGACCAAGGTCTTCCAACTCTTTTTGTCAGTCTCGGAAAGGATGCCAAGGAATGCCTCGGTGATCGCATACTTGGGCAGGCTGGATGCCTCGCACAGTTTACGGGCTTCACCGATCAGCTTTTCCCGACGATCACGGGCACGGTACGCATCGACTTCTTCCAACAACTTGGCAATCGCTGGGTCTTTGCGCCGACGAATAGATTCCTCAGTTTTGAGGGGGCTTTTTTCTTCTTCGTCTTCAGCCTCCTCCTTTTCCTCGTCACCGATTTCGAGTGCCACATCTTCGGCCTCATCCATCGGCTTGTCTTCGCCACCGTCAACTTCCTCATCGGCTTCACCGACAAGAGCAAGCAGCTTGGCAACCTTTTCCTCAGCACCAAGCGAATCGTCCATGACGATATCACCGATGTTGTCTTTCAGCGAATCTTCGTATCCACCTTCCATGCCATCATCCTCCAAGCGGGGAACAGGTTTCGGAATCAACTTGTCTTCTTCCTTCACGATCAAACTCCCTTCTTCACAGAGAAAATTTCTTTCAATGCTTCAGCAACCAATTTGCGCCGAATGGCTTTGCGCCGTTTAGCTTGCTCAGTTTTTCGCTTAACAGACTCAGGCGCACGGGATTGGTACATATCGGTTTTTCGATCGTAGTATTTGCCAGCCTTAGGGTCGTAATAAAGAACCTGACCGTTTCTGTATTGAAACGGGCCTTCCATGCCCGGAATGGGCGGGTACTCGTTTTTGTCAATAGCCCGCATGGTGACCACACCTTGCTTGGCATACGCTTGGTTAATCAAATCCTTTTTGGCTTGAATGCTTTTCTGCTTTGGGGTCATTGGAGCTTCAGCAACATTCATACGATTCCCCTTCTTGGACTCGACAATATCAAATGAACTTTGAACAAGTTTATTCAAATTGGCTGCCGATTTTGTAATTTCAGCCAAAGCAATTTTCAATTTATTCGCCAAATCAAGCTGAGGCTTTGTGTCAGAATTCCTAATTAAGCCATTAACAAATCCGGTCGTTTCTGTTAATTGGCTGGCCAATTTAGAAACACTTGCAGCAGCTTCACGGGCTTTGCCAATATAAAATGGGGTTTCCATCAACTGCTTTGAATTTGCCATTTCCTTAGCTTTTATGACGCACTCCATCAGCCCAGCAGTCGTAGCTGGCTCAGCGACCAAATCGACAGAATCAACAGCTACAATTTCTTCAATTTCTTCAACGCCGTCCTTGTCATTCATCTTGGTTTTGGCTTGAGCGTTGTGGCTCAACCCAATGGCTTTTGGATCATTCTTGACCCACCATTGAAAACCTTCGGCCAAAGGATGTTTTGGGTTGTACGCCAAATCAGCGTAAATGCCATCCGATTCCATTCTGGCATTGGTCAACCTGCCGAAACGGTCTTCATACGAGCGTGGTTCCGAACCAGCAGGGTGGTCTATGTTAACAATTGCTCCCTCGTATTTTTCGAGGGCTTTCTGCATCACTTCCAACGGGTAACGCCGTCCGTTCTTTGACTCAATGCCAAGAACCTTCACGCCCGGAATGACCGGATTGTCGCTATTGGATTCGCCTTTCGGGAGGGCGAAGCTCCGCTCATGAATCGTTTTCGTCTGGCTCATCATAGTAGTAATTGACCACCTCCCTTAAGGACTCTCTTGCTTGCCTTAAAATCTCTTGCGGTTCAACAAAAATCATCCCCATACGGGCACAAGCTGATTCTGCTGTTTCCCCGTCCAGCCAGATCATTTGGATGAACTCAGCCTCGGCTGGCGAAAGCTGGGCTAATGCGTCTCTGAGGTCCGTTAATGGCCTGTCATTGGAATATAGCTTTGGTGGTAACCCAATCTCAATTTCAAATGCTTTCTTTTTGCGCCCGTGAATCTCCCGGTACATCGAACCCCAAATCCAAGCCCGACTGTACGCTCCCAGAGTGATGCCACGGGACGGATCGAAATTCTTTAGACCTTTGAGCATCCCCAGCCATCCAGCCTGAACCAAATCTTGGTACGAACTTTTGCGCCGAAATTTACCAACGAACCTTCGGGCAAACGAATGCACCAAGGGCGAATACTTCAGGATTTCGGCATCAGATACCGACATGGATTCCTTACAGTTCGCCCCTGCGCTGCATACTCAACGCAATTGCTACAGCTTGCTTTTGCTCATAACCCTCATCCATCAAAAGTTTAATCTTTTCCGAAAGTTTGTCACTAGCCTCTTGCGCTTCTTTGGCCTGAAGTTTCTTCAACTCAGTTTCGATCCCAGACAAATTGGCTTTTGCATTGTTCAGGATTGATTTTGCATCTGCCGTATCAACGCCCTTCGGTGCATTGGCAATCATGCGTTCTGCGTTCTTGATGATCGAACGGAATTGATCGCCAGACTTTTGCAGCCGATCAATCGCCCTTTTCTTGGCTGCTTTTTCTTTCTGCGCTGCGCTGCTGCGCTTGGGCATTTTGGCCAAAATCTTGTCAAAGAAAGCTCGTTCGTCTGGGGTCATTGCTTCGATGGTTTCTGAAATCTCAACGGATTCCTTGGCATCGGCAGCATCAATTTGCTTCACCAGTTTTGCAGCCCAAGACTTGCCAGCATCACCGCCCCATAGCAACCAAGCGATATAGCCAGCGGAATCTTCCCCCCATCCGTCACCTTTCTTGTCAACTTCATGTCGTGCAAAATACGAGTGCATCCGCTTGGCTGTTTGCGGGCTAATTGACTTCCCGTTGCTCAGGGTTGAGGCACGGGCTACCCCAACAGCGGTTCCACCACGCTTATGCTTTTTTCGAAGTTCCAACCCACGAGCAGCAGCTGACCTGACTCCTTCAGGCGGGCTGAAATCTATGTGCGAGTATTTTTCTGCTTCAAAAACGGATTCCGCTGTCACGGATGCTGGTTCGATAGGATTGAAAATTCTTCCTATCAATTCTTTCGGAACAGCCGGGAAAGAAGCGGATGCGATAGCTTGAGCGGTGTCCATTGGCAAAATGCCTTGAGCCACTTGGGTGGCCAAATCAACCAGCGAAGAAACCTGCGCTCCGTTCAACGCTGTATCTTGAACTTCTTGCGGTTGTTCATTTGGCAATGAATCAATTTGTGGCTCATCTTGATTCGCTTGGTTCTGACGATATTTTTGGCTCATCTCAAAATCACGCCCAGCGATTTCTTCACGAGCCTTGGCAATATTTCTTTGTTCTTCCTCGAAATTCTTGCCTGATTCAGCCGTAATCGTTTGTGGTGACCACAGACCCATATCCATGTAGGTTTTGGCCGTTTGCGCTTCCCGATCATAATCTCGGGCAATCAGCTGCGGACCTTTGGCACGAATGATGACCGTGTCGAGAATATCCCGGGGCAGCATCCCCGTATTTACGGCATGGGTAAGTTGCTGCCAAATCAGCGAACGCTCAGGACGGGTACGCCGTTCACCGATGTACTGGCCAATGAGTCGTTG